AGCCGATAACTCTCCGCTTGCTGCGGTAGTCTCTATCTCATATCTAGGGGATCTTAAAGGTATTATATCCATTGTTTATTTTTTAGCTCCAAATATTATTTGTTTTTCTGTATCTAATATAAAAGCATTTAAGAACTGATCTCCGAATCTTTGAATACCTTTATCAAAAGGAGTAGTAAAGAAAAATCTAGCTCTTAAACCTTTACGCCATATACTATTTATAATTATATAGCTTATACTATTATAACTCATAAATCTACCCTTTTTATCTCTCCAACGAAATTTTTTAAGTTTAACCCAATTTTGTATCCCGCTAGTTAATCCTCCTTTACGTCCGGATCCTGTTCCAAATCTAAAAGGACTATTAGAGCTTTCAGCATACGTGGACTTAGTTCCTTTAACTCCTTGATCTTGGAAGAGACCGTAATCCTCCATTTCAAATTGAACTATAAAAGCGTCTTTCTCTACTATTATACTAGGCTTTATGGATTTGTTTAAAGATCCCGTAGCATTTTGCCCGCCTTTAGTTAGGTTAGATCTAGACTGTTGTACTACATAACTAGCAAACTCTTTTACTTTTAATTCTAGTTCTTTTAATATCATTTATTTTTTTTATTTAATAAATACCATTTTTGAATAGTATAACCGATAGTTACACTAAGTAAGATTATTTTTAATACTATGTCTATGTTTGTCAATGAGATTGTAAATGAGCTTGCGTTAATAAATAAAAGTTGGTAGTCGGTTGGTTTCATTTTAACATATTGTTATATCATTATATATTATTATATCCATAGTCGCTGAGAAACCCGCTAACTGATTTTCAAACCTATCATAGAAAGGCTCTAAGGTTGGATCTCCTTGTAATTGATATTGATCTGTATGTAGGGATCCTCTTCTTAATAATTGTATTAGCTTATTTAATACTCCGAGCTGAGTATTTAAAACATCTTGCATATTATCATTTTTAGTAAATCTATCGACTGTTTGAGCTTTATTCATATTAACCATATCGCAAGCTAGGACGCTTACATTAAAGGTTAAAGTTTGCTCTCCCACTACTACGCTATTTACTATAATATGAGCTAGAGGAAACATATCCTGTTTACCGAGATTAACGTCTGATAGATCCCCGCTAGTTACGGTATTGATTGACTGATCCTCTAGTAATTTATCTTTTAAAGTATTGGTTAATTGATAATAACCTCGTATCCCTTGATTACTCATTTAAATTTCTTTTTTATCTCTTGAGCCTCTAGCTCGTTTTTATCTTTTGTAAATGCTAACCAAGTAAAACAAGTATGAACATTTAATTTAGTGATATGTTCAAGTTTTGTAATATCTGATCCACATAACGTCCAAAGTGATTGATACCAACCCCATTTTCTCCCGAAGTTAGAAATTGACGATAGATCTCCTTTTGATCCTTCTCCAAAAAGCTCTGGATATTGTTCGATAAATCTAGCCCTAGCTTTATCAAAAAAAAAATTGAGCTAGTAACCGCACTCATAGGCATATCCAATAAATAAACTTCGTCTCCAACTTTATACTCGTCAATAGCGTATTTATCTTTTACACTAGCAACGATCGGCCGATATAAAACGTTCATAGCTTTTTCTATATTTTCCCAATCCCCAATATAGGTATCGAGATCAATATACTCTCCTAAGCTCATCTCATCTAACGACGGGTGGAATCCATATTGGATTTTCCCGAGTTTAAATTTTCTTACTAGAGGAGGCTTAGCCTCAAACGTTTTATTTAAGATCTCTACAATCTCTTCCGTGTCCTTATACTTTAACCTTAATACCTCTTCGAGTTTCATTCCACAGAAGATCTCTAGCATTTTAGCCTTAATAAATTTCTCGTCTTTGTTTTGATCTTGGACTTTTAGAAAATGTTTATAGTCCCGTAATTTTATATTATCTAAACTTTCGGGAATGTCTACTTTGATTTTCATAACTATATAACGGTTTTAATTAAATATTTTATTAATAAAAAAAAGAGAGTCAAGAGTACCCAAACCACTTTGGAAAATAGTACCCTCACTCTCTATCCAAACTAACCATAATAAAACTAAACTAATGAAAAATTCTAAAGCGGTTTAAGTTTTTCATATTTTTTTCTCAGCTCGTCAAGATCTAGTAAGGCCTTATTCTTACTATACTTATAATCGCTTATAGCCTCTTTATGAAAGTGATTATCCCTTTGGATCTCGACTACATAAAGAGATATATCTAATAAGCATTTACTCAACTTTTTAAGCTGCTCGTTTTCGGGTTTTAATCTAACCCAATCTCTTACAAGGCTTGTAGTATATTCCATATTAGAATAATACTCAAGATCCTTGAGATTTTGTACTTTGTCTATTGGCATACCTAAATATAATAAATTTTAGGCATAATGGATAACCATAGCTACCCAAAATAAAAAGAAGACCGCACAAACAAATAGGAAGTCTCCTAACATTCTTAATATATCTTTAAATCTATTCATAATATACTTCGTCTAATACTGTTATATTATCCCAATTTTTAAGGGCATAACTTATAAAATTATCAATATGCTTTTCGTCGTTAAACTCTCTGTTTACATAGACGTTTTTAGCTCGTCTATCTCTAAATACTATCGTTGCTTTAATAGCCATTGTTAGTCTATTTCTTGGTTAAATTCAATACCTAATTTACTAATCTTAGATTGAGCTTTTGCTATTGCTTTTTGATATTTTGGTTTTCTATCTAAATAAGCAAGTTCTAAAGCGTGATCTATAACTTGTAATTCTAATTTGGTAAAATCTATTTTCATTTGTCTAAGTTTAAAAAGGGAGGCCGGAGCCTCCCGTAGTTATTAATATTGAGTTGGCTCGTAATAAGGGGTAGTCTCATAGCCGTCGTTACAAACGACAGTAAACTCTCCGCTCCTTACTTGCTCCCATTCTTTTAAAGGTTTAACTTCTACAACAAACCCGTTTCTAAGTTTGTCTAAAATATAACTATTAAAGCTATATCCTGTTATGCTTGTATGATAAACGTAATACTCGCTTTTATCATTAACATAATGTTTATAATGTTCGACGCCATAATCAATACGGCCTCCTTTACTTTTCCTAACGTAAGGCGTTAAGACTACTTTCTTAACTTTATGCTCTCCCGTTGGATCAATATACTTATTCATATATTTAGTTTTTAGTTTTGTGTCAAATGACAACTCAATATAGTCATTCCTAAGTTATCCACAAAATATTTAATAACTTTTTTTTATCTAATTATATATCTACCTCTGTTGGGATTTTCTAAAGTCATCATTAAAGCATATCGACAACTATCAATACAGTCGGGGTGGATCCCTGTTGGTTTTTGAGTATTATTCCCCTCAGCGTCTTTACTCCATACGTAACCCTGTAATTCTCTAATTAGATTTTTAGATCTTGAAGTTATGTAGATCTCATTTTGGTTAATTAAGTTGAGGCCGTATATAATTGAATTTTGGCCTTTGGTTACCGGATATACTTTATGACCGTAAGATCTCAGCTCTGCAATACTTTTAGGCTCGGCTGAGTCTGCATATATATTATAGTTAATATTGTTCTGTTTAATGAAGTGGCTAAGATCTCTATTTAACATTCCTTTTTTATATAGGATCTCATCAAAGATATAGGCCTCATTCCATTTATATAGATTTATAACTACGCTCGGATCTACCGAATAGCCAAAATCGAGTCCTCCACAAAGGATCCTAGCCTCCTCCGGTATTTTGTCAATAGGTTTCCAATCCGGTATGCAAGCTCCCTCTAAACTACCTATCTCTCCTAGTCCATATACTTTCCACCAATTAGCCCAATATGTAGAGGTCTTGGCTTTGATCTTAGCTTTCTCTATTTCTTTTATTATAGTCTCGGGTAGGCTATTATTATCTTTATAAGTAAGAGTTAAAAAGTCTGTATCCTCTTGGCCTATTAATTCTTTATCTACCCAAAATAAATTAGTAGGATTATAGTCTAACCAAATATTATTAGAAGTCCTTACGCTTAATTGTTGGTAGCTTTCAAAAGATATATTATTGCACTCATTAATAAATAGATCCGTACGTCTAGCTCCTCGTAATCTATCCGGCTGATCTGTGCTGAAAAACTCTATATATGATCCGTTGCTAAATTCGTATTTTAAGGTAGTCTTATTATACTTTCTATCGTCGTACCTATTGAGACTCTTTAAAATGTTTAAGAAGTCCTTTAAAGCCCCTCTACGTAAGTGAGGGATAGTCTCTGATACTATACTTATTTCTTGTCCTTTATTTCTTATTGCGTAGTCTATAAGGATTAATAATATAGCTATTGTTTTTCCGGCCGACGATCCTCCTCTTATAATTCTTATTCTACTGTTTAATTGTCTTAGTTTATTTAGAGCTAAGGTTTTTTCTATTTGCATTTAATCAATAAATAAAGGCATATCCTCGTTTATATGTATATCTTTAGTCTCTTTTGGTTTACCGTATCTATAACCTAAATACAAGCCCATAGCTCGCATATCTCCGCTTAGAGCTTTTTCTCCCAACTTCTTAATAACCTCCTCTTTGTTTATTATACTATCGAGCTTATCTATTAGGTCTTGCTCCTGTTGTTTAGGCTTTCTGCCCGCTCCTTTTCTTTTACCTCCGTGTTTACTCATCTTGAAAAAAACTTGATTATTCAAGTTATATAACGAATATAATTTAATTTTTTAATTCTTTATAATGTTTTGGATATGGTTGTTCTTTTAATAAGCATTTTTTCTTTTCTCTTTTATCTAAAAACTTAATATATCTAAACTGTCTTAATGTTTTTTTTATTCCTTTGTCAAGGAGTCCTCTTTGTTCTAAAACTTTTTTCTTTTTTCTTTTACTGTTATTTACAACGTTGTTGTGATAAATCTCTCCCTCAAACTCATAAAATATACTATCGTGTTCTCCATAATAACTAAATGAACAGGCTTGATAAACAATACCATAACCCCCGCATCTCTCATCTGCAAAAGTTTGAATCCATTTGACGGTAGGATATTTTTTTTTTATGTATTTTATTGAATAACTTATAGCTCTACTTTCTGCATACTTTAGACAATTATCACTTATCCACATTCTATTTAATTCTTTGTATTCGTTAAATTCAGAATCTTTAACTATATTACTATGACTTCTCGGGTTCATAGCGTATCCATATTGCAAAGCCCCCATTAATTTTTCTTTATAAAAAACTCCAAGATGAATATGAGTGTGAGCATCATTACAAACTTTTTTACTATAATGGTTTTCAATTATTATTTTTTTACTTGTTTCTTTTGGAATTTCTTTTATATAAAAATCTGTTGTTCCAAAACCTATACATTCACTTTCTCCCCAAAGACTGTTTTGGGTTGAGTATATATATCTTTTGTTACCTTTCAATTTATTTTAGTATAATTAAGTATATGCTTTTTGGTTTCTATTAAGCATTTATTTCTTTTTTTATTGCTGCTAAATTTTATAGGTATCTTTATAGTTATATATTTAGGTTTAAAGTATCTCTTTATTTTCTCTATTAATTTCATCTCTTAGGTTTATTTTATCTTTTGGATCTCTATTTCTATTGTACTGATCTACAAACCATTTATCGTCTTTTTGCTCTAGTTCTTTTTCTAAGTTAGCTAAAGCTCTCCAAGCTACTTTTGCTGAGTGTAACATTCCGTCGGTATCTGTCTCTCCGGCTTGGAATAAATGTCTCGATAAAGCGTCTAGCTCGTCGGTACTTTTAGATCTATCCCAATGTAAAGGTTTGTCGGGGTGGTGTTGTTGGTTTCCTGTATAAGAAACTCTAGCTACCTCCGCTAAGGCTTTTGGAAAGTATTTTATAAGGCCTGTAAATATTGGGATCTGTTTTCTTTTATCTTTATTAGTTTCCATTTACCATTCTTTAGACATAAGATCTAATTTTTCTTTTACTAGATCTTTTTTTTCTTTTGGGATCCTAGATACTAATTTAACTAGAGGATCCTCTAATTTCTTTTGTAGGTTTATATATTTCGTTTCTAATCTATCTATTTTATCTATCTCCTCTTGAGTCTCCTCTACAAATTTAAAGTCGTTTAAAATGCTTATAACGTCCTCATTTGTTTTATACATATACCATTTATTATAACTGTTAATCAGAGTTGCGTGATTTACCGGCCAACCTTGAGCTTTGTAAAACTTGGCTATTTTTTCCCACCTCATTTTAAGTTTATCTCTAAGTATATAACAAAGTAATCCTCTATGTTCTATTACGTTTCTTTTCCTAGATTTATTAAAGAGATCTATACCGGAGATCTCTGATATTTTATTAGCTATTTCTATTGGTTTCATATTCTTAATTTAAGTAAATTGTAACATTCTATATAGCGTTGTTTTCCTTTGCCTTTGTGTTCTTTTAAAAAAAGCTCGTATAATTTCTTTGTATATTGATATTTAGTCTTACAGTCTTTTAGATATTTCTTTGCAAACGCTTTACCTTTTCCGTAAAAGTAATTGACATTATCTGCGGTATCCCCTATTATCATTTGCTCATAAAAATTATATAATGCCTCTTCCGGAGTTAGATCTAATACCTCTTTTTTATTGTAATTATATATCAAAGCGGGAAACTGTTTATAGTCTTTATCTATACTTACTATTAATACGTTTTCTCTCCCTATCTTTTTTTGGAGGTTATTCCATTCTCTAGCTACTAGATCGTCAGTTTCTAGTCCCGCTCCTTGAATACTATTATAAGTTTCTTTTACGTATTTATGAAGAGGATATAATAAAGGAGGTTTCTCTTGTTTTTTTCTGTTCGCTTTATATTTAGGAGTTATTAGTTTCCTAAAATTTCCGGCGGATCCCGAAAAGGTTAGCACGCTTTGAACGTCGTAGATCTCATCTATATCGTTTATAATCTTCATAAATTGCTCGCTATATTTATCCGTTGCATCTTCTATCTCTCTGTAATATATATCGTCGGGCTTTTCCCCGTTTACTCTTGTACGATAACAACTAGCAAAGATTAAAGAGTCAGCATCAAATAACACTATCATATATTAAGTATAATATTATTAGTAATAATCCTATAAATGATATAGCGGTTGCTTTCATAGTTTCTGAATATCTTTTGTCAGATCTACCTTGTCTAGATCTATACTGTCTTGGCTTATCTATTTTTATTTTATCCATTTTACTTGGTATTCTAGTAAAGCCTGTCTCTCTAAAATAGTTCTCGTTTAAATACTTTAGATATTTCATAACCTTTCTCTTTTAAGAATTTAATATATTTTTTTTCTTTTTTAATCTCTTCTCTACAATCGTGAGTTACTTGATTTTCTATTGGGAAGTGTTCGTATGCCATAATGTATTGATTATCAATTAGTTATAATTCATTTACTCTGATAAGTTATTGACTATCAGTTGTTTAATCCTCTCCTCTCTCTTCAAGCTCTTCTAAAATCTTATTAGCTAATCTAATACACGACTTTAATTCGCCTTTTAATTGAGAGGTTTGAATTGTCTTTATTTCTTTATCTGTTAGAAACATATACGCTAATATAACGATTTATTAACAAATAATTTAATTAGTATTTAAATTAATTATGGACGCCCAATTTTCTTTCAAGAGATACACTTCTTTTTTTACTTTCCTATTGT